ATAGAGCATTTTGGTCGGTTACTGCCTCGTATAACTAAAGTAGAGAAGTTAAAAGAGAAGTATTTAGATCAGTTAATGGCTTCAAGGAGGGCTAAAAGGAGAAACCCTCAACGGATAGAAACATATAAAAAGAAGTACGAAGCGGCATTGGCTGCTTGTGATAGAATTAAGAAGGAAAAGAAGAGGAAACGAGAAATTCATAAAAAGAAATAACAACAACATGGGTATAAATAAAGATACGGGATTGATTTATAATGATTCAGTAGAAGAAAAAAAAGTAAGTGATAATAATGGTTTGGCGGATGAAAAATTAGAGTTTTCATTAACCCAAAAAGATTACAGGAACTTATTTACGTCTTTTGAGGATTTCATAAATCAGGATATCGAGGATTTGTGGGATAACTATAATATAGGGGGAAAGAACCTTATTGTACGAGTATTTACATTCAACCCTACTGATTTCCATGAAGACACTCCTGATATTGCTTTAGGTATGATTTCAAGTAAGGAGCTAAAGCTTTTGACGTTCCCAGTAGCGATTGTACTTAACGCAGGAAGGCAAGCTACTTACATTAATGATGAGGGGGAAGAAGTAAATTATAAGAAAGGGGATTTTGTTAAGTTACAAGACCGTGATGCACGAATGATTAGTAATCCTGATTATGAAGCTTGGATTGATAATGGGATGTCTAATAGCAATGCAACTCAGATTGGTCAGGCTCCCCCTTCAAAGATTGCTGCTTTGCGCAGGAATTTTGCTAAGTACACAGTAATGGCAAACCCGTTTGACTTTTTTGTTGAGCGTAAAGACTTGTTCACTTTTAATTTACCTTTGAATTATATTGATGGGTACATTAAGGATGTAAATAAGTTTTTAGATGTTTAGTACAGCGTTATTGGTATTTTTAGGAGGTTATTCTATTTGTGTAGGGGCTGCTTATTTTGCGTCCCCCAGCGGAGTTCGATTTGCAGATGCGGCTAATCCTGTTAAATGGGTTCATTTTGTTGAGGGTGTGTTGATGAGAAGAGCATTAGAACCTCACATTATTGAGCAATTATTTATTCGGATAAACGACTTTGAATGTAGGGAGTGTGTAGCTGCGGGAAAATGTAAAGAGTGTGGATGTAAGATGCCTGAAAGAGCAATGTCTTTTAAAGAGTCCTGCTCTAAGGGAAATTGGGGTCCGATTATAACCGACTTAGAAGAATATAAAAAATTTAGGGAAGTTGTTCCTATAAAAATAGAAATTGAGTATGAAGGCGTTTAAAAGCATAAGCGTAGATGTAGGCGAAATAAAAGCGGGCTCTAAAGGCAATGAGGTGTTTTGGGAGTTTCAAGACCTAACAAGAGATTTGATTGCACAATATACCAAAGGGGAGGATATCGTTTATTTGGTTCGCCCTCAATGCGGGTGTACCGCAAATTTAGAGATATTAGATAATGGTATTAAGGCAAGTTACAATGACAATGGAAATAACATCGGGGATGTCATTAAACGTGTTAGTGTGTATTTAAAGCCCAAAGAAAATATTCCCGTGCAGGTTAAAAACAAACGAGGTGTATTGATACCTAATCCTAAGTTGGGTAAGGTTACATTAAGTTTCACAGCAAATATAGTTACATAAGGATACCCTTCCTCTCGACCTTATCAGGAGTGCGTTGCCAATGCCACGGCAGCCCTCCTTGATAGGGTTTTTTCAATAAAATAACAACATGAAAAGCAGAGAAAAAAGTTTTTGGTTTGATGGGGTAAAGACAAAGGAAGATAAGGAGACTGGTATGAAGTTTAAATACTGGTATCTTGAGGGAAGAATAATGGCAATAAAAAGAGTAAAATGAGTAAAAAGCAACAAGAATTAACAGCGGGTATGGTCAAAACTATGTTAGAAGAAATAGATGATAATATGCCTTTTTCGGTAGCTTTAGCAGATAGCGAGGGGAACTTAACATCGTTACCGTTTGACATAGACGTATTAAAAGCAACTGACCCTAATACTGGTGAGGAAGTTACTGTTTTTGCGGTAGTAGGAATGCAACAATAATTCTATGGAATGGCAATTAGTAAAAGGCGATTCAAGGTTTCCGTTTTTTGAGCAAAACCCTGACTTAGCGTATTTTCCTTGTATTAAGAATTTAATAAACGAAAAAGGAGAAGAGCAAGCGGGGAGGATTATGTGGGCTATACACATGACGGAAGATATCAATGGTGTCTTTTACGGATTGCAAGAAGAGGAAAAGCGTAGGTTAGTAGATGAGAGTTTCTTTGAAGGTAAAAAGAGATTTGAGTGGGATGAACCTATAATAGAAAAAGTTATTCGTAGGTATCCTGATATAACTATGCCTCCTAAAAAAAGAAGATATAAGCGGCTTCAAGATTCTTTTGATGTGATGTTAAAGGATTTGGAAGCGGGCGAAGATAAAACATTAGCTATTCAGAGGCTGCAAAAAGTACTAAGTACCGCAGAAGATGAATGGATAGAAGAAACAAATAAAATGGAGTCCTCCAAGGGGGACAAGCAAGAAAATTCCTTTTGGAATAAACAGAAGAATTGAATTTAGAACCTGTAAAACTAATACCGTTTCGGCTTCATGATATTTCAGATTTCATGAACCAGGAGCATCCTGAACTTCATCCGAAAACACCTCAATTTGAGATTTATTGGAAAGAACAGTTCGATTATTGTATAAACGGTAAATGGGGACATGACTATGATTCTTTAAAAGACGAGGGGGGATATAGATGGATGCCTAATACTTTGTATTTTTACATAAGCATGGGTGTTATTACCCAAGAGGGGGATTTTGGTACAGAAGTTGAAAAATCTCCTTTGTTAAGGGATGTAGAGTGGTTTATTTTTTATGGGCTCGCAGAGTGTGAAGGGTTTGCAGGTTTTTCGGAGGATAAAGAAAGAAGCTGTTATAGACCTTTAGAAAAGATACAAAAAGGAATACCTTTAACTAATGCGGAGCGTATATACTTAAATAAATACAAAAAGTATTTAACTAAGCCTAATGGGGATTACAAGGAATATGTTTCGGCTAGAGAAATGTTATACTCTACTCATGAAAAACCTTTAGGTAAGCCTTTATGGTTAAATGAGTGTCAAGACTTTTTATTAGTTTCTACAAGGGGGGTAGGTAAGAGTTTTTCTATTGCTCAGGGATTAGTTGGGCACGATTATAATACAAACGGGGCTAAAACGGTAGACGAGTTTTTACAAGGTACTACTAAGTCTACTACAGTAGTAGGGTCAGGGGACTCTTCAAAATCTTCTGAGTTTTTATCTAAGTTTAAAACGTTACAAGAACATTTACGTACTAAGGTAGGAGCTTATCAAAAAGGGTTACAGGAGGAGCAAGGTATTTTTTGGAAACCTTCAACAGGTAGTTTAGCCCCTGGAACTGATAATCCATTTACTAATGAGGTTAAACTAAAAGGTAATGCAGGTACAAAGGGTCCTGGGTCTAAAGTTGTTCATGTTTCGTATCACGTAAACCCATCAGCGGGGGTTGGTTATCGTGCTCGTAAAATGGTTATTGAAGAGGTTGGGCTTACGCCTAGGTTTGAAAGAGTACATGCTGAGAACCAAGGGTCTTTAACGAGAGATACTCGGTTTGGGTTTTGTGCGTATATAGGAACAGGCGGGCAAGTAGAAAAAACAAAAGAAGTACAGGATGCTTTTGAAAACCCAAAGGCTTACAATATATTAGGGTACGATGACCATTTTGGGAAAAGTGGAACTCAGATAGGGGCTTTTATACCTTCTTACTATAGAAAGAATATTTATAAAGACGAGAACGGTAATACTAATATAGAGGAAGCCTTCAATGATGAAATTACCGCAAGGGAGTCTAAGAAAAAAGATTCAGAGATTGCTTACGAAGGTTATTGTATTTCCTATCCTATCATACCGCAAGAGATGTTTTTGGCTACTGCGGACAATCCATTTCCAATAGCTACTATTGATGATAGACTTACTGAGTTAAATAGTGGGCTTTGGAAAAAGAAAGCTATTGTAGCTAGGATAGATTATACAAATTCAGAAAAAACAAAAGCTACATACAAGCCGATAGATAGAGAGAACGTGCAACCTATCTATAAGTTAAGGCAGGAAAATACATTACAAGGAAAAGAGCCTGTTGGGGCTACTGTTATTTATGAGCCTCCTGTTCCAGATGCATCTTCTTGGGATTCTTATACACCTTTATACATAGTAGCATATGACCCTGTTTTAAAAGAGGATGGGGGGACATCTATGTGTGCGGTTACTGTTTTTAAATTAATGCGTCCTCGGGCGGCTGATGGCGAAGTGAGGTTTAACATAGTAGCTGAGTGGATAGGTCGGTATAATGATACTAATAAAAACCATGAAAAAGCATTTGAGTTAGCAGCTTTGTACCAATGTAAAATACTATCGGAAGACAACATAAATAGTATTGTTAGATATTCAAGAAGTACAAACAGAGAGCACTTATTAGAAATGCGTCCTGATAACGCTTTAAGTAAAATAAAAGTAAAACAGAAAAGGTCTAATGTTTATGGTATTCAGATATTACCAGGGATGATTCCTAAATTAGAAAAAGCATTAGTAGATTTATTAGATGTTAATACTTTACAACCTGACGAAAGAGAATATGTCGGCGAAGATGGAATAATAGAAAGGGAAAGACGTATGGTAGAGGAGTGTTTATCTATACGGTTTCTTGAAGAAATGAAATACTATAAAAGGGAAGGTAATTCGGATTACGTTTCTGCTATGTTTATGGTAGCCCTTTGGGTACAAGAGATAGAAATAAGACCAGTAGAAAGTTACGATGACCAAAGAAACAAAGATACAAAAGTTAAAGATGTATTGAGTTTCATACACAAACGTAATAGAAGTAAACCTATTTATGAAAAATAAAGAAAACTGGTCTAAATTAATAGATAAAGACGGGGTTTCATATTTAAACGATATGAACCCTCAGTTACGATTACTAATTAGTGAGAGTGAAAAGAGAAAAGGGGGGCAAGCGTTAGCGGAGGCGATGATTGATTACCATGATTCTTTATCTACAAAAACAGAAGAAGATTATGCTTATTACGATGAAAACGCAGAACTTCATAGGGGTTCTTGGTCTACTTTAGAGGAGCATCAAGATGATATTAGTTTTAAGTTAAATGGAAAAGATCAATCCTTAGGCGGCTTAAAGCTTAGGCATTTCCCTATCATAAATACGATTAGTATGCGTATTTTGGGGGAAATTGTACAACGTCCTTTAATAGCTGGGGTTAGAGATTACTCAGCTACATCAAGAAATTACAGGGACCGTTATAGAAATAAATTAACTAAAGAGTTTTTATATCAAAAGTTAATAAAGCCTAAAGAAGATGCAATTAGGCAGCAGTTTTACCAAGGATTAGGTATAGAGGACCCAAGGCAGCTAAATAGTGAGCAAGGGCAACAAGTAGAGCAAGAAATACAAAAACAACTTCAAAACACAATACCTGATGATTTGCAGGAAACGATGGAGTTGCAGCAATCCCCTGAGGAAATTATATTTCAAAAGTTTTTGACTCATATAATAAAAGAGCAGAACATTGAGAATAAATTAATTCAGGGTGCTGAGAATGCTATTACTTTTGCGGAGGAGGCATACCGATTAAACGTAATAAACGGTAAGCCCAGAGTAGAAGTATTAAATCCTAAGTATGTGTGTTGGGATGGTTCTGAGCATGTAGAGAAAATACAAGATGGTACTTTTGCTAAGTATGAGCAGTATTTAACGCCGCAAGACATTATACAAAAGTATGGTTCTCATTTAATGACAAAAGACTTAAAAGAGTTGGAGTCGTTGTTTACTGACTATGGAGGAAGCTCGGGTCAAAATGCTAATGAGTGGAAAGAGTTAGAGTTTACAGAAGCTTTAGCCAATAACCCTGAGTTACAAGATTATATAGGTCAGGTTAATACAAGAGAGGGTCAGGAAAAATTAAATTTAATCTACGCTATGGTTTCGGGGCGTAGAAGAAACCCTAATAATCGGTCAGGGACTTGGGGAATACGAGAAAGTTACGTTTGTTGGAAATGGCAACGATGGATGAAGTTGGTAACAAGAGAGGTGCAAGGGAAGCGAGTAGAGCTATGGAAGGCCGACCACTACAAAAAAGATATAACTAAGGGCGATTTAAAAGTAGAGCGGCATTTAGTTCCTCAGGTATGGCATGGTGTAGTTTTGGGAGAAATAGGGAGTTCTATAAAAATAAAAGTAGAGCCCGTACCTTGGCAGTATAATAGTTTAAAAGACCCATTTGATGTAAAGCTTCCTATATTTGGTAGGACGTACAATACACAAATGAATAACTCCAAGAAAGTTTCTTTCATTGATTTGGGTAAGCCTTATCAGTACGAGTATAATTCTTTGCGGAGAGATTGGGAAAAATATAGACGTACTAATTTAGGTAAAGTGATATTAGGTACTGTAAACATGCTCCCTGATAACATGGACTTTCAGGACTTTTATACCATGCTGGATAATTTGAGTTTTGGTTTGGTCAATGATAAGTATGAAGGTCAAGACCCGAGATACGACATGAATGCTTTCCGTAATTTTGATTTAAGCAAGACTTCGGATATGGCATCCGTTCTTAAAGATATGGAATATGTTAAGAATGAGATGTATCAAGCTATGTACTATAATGTATCTAAATTAGGTCAGCAGGGTCAATACACTACGGCTACGACTGCTCAAATGAATGTACAGGCGGCTGATGCACAATTAGCTAAGTTCCATAATGAGCGGCGAGAATTAAAAAGAGACGTATTAGAATACACATTAAACCTAACCTTAGCTGCTTACGCTGATGATGAGGATATGAAGGCTAAAGTATTAGATGATATGTCTATTGCTTATATGTCTACTAATTACGAGTTTTTAAGTACCAGGGAGTACAATATCTTTGTTGTTGACGATTACAGGGAGACACAGCGGTTAGAGTTCGTTAGACAGCAAATGCAAGCGTTTATACAAAACGGAGCTAATGTTAAGGAAGTTATTGCATTAGCTAAGGCAGAGTCTTTTGCTGAGTTGGAAGAGATTGCAGAGAAGGTTTCGAGACGGCAATCTAAACAAGTACAACAGGCGCAGCAAGCGGAAATAGAAGCGTTGCAGCAAAAAACTAAACAAGAGATGGATATGAAGAAATACGTTGAAGAAATGAAGGCACTACGACAGGAGCGTTCCGATGAGGTTAGTTTGGCTATGGCTGAGTTAAATGCTATGCAGATGGCTAATGCGAATGACATTGACGATAACACAGTTCCTGATTCATTACAACGTAGTATGTTTGAAATGAAAGTTAAAGAACGTATGAAAGATAAGGAATTAGCATCTAAAGAACGTATTGCAATGGCAAAAAACAGTGAATTTTAGTATTTATTTTATTCATGCTACATATAGAACAAAATAAAGAACCTAAAATATTTGGAAATTAAAAATATTATTTGTATATTAGCCACCGAAGGTGGTGAAATAGTTAGTTAAAGACTTAAAATTATGAGCAAGGAAACATCACCATTCACGTTACTTAATGATAAAATAAACGATAATGGCATCCAAGACAATGAAAAGCGCAGCGAAGAAGAAGTGCAAAGCGACAAAAATGTGGAAAAAGCCAGGAAAGAAGATGTACGGGGGCAAAGCGAAGAAGTAAAACCTAAGCAGGAGCCTCAATTACCTCCTGAGCAAGAGGAACAAGAACAAGAGGGGGAACCTCCTTTTGGGAAAAAACTACAAGAAGAGGAAGCCGAGGGTAATGATGAACCTGAGGTAAAAGTTGAAGTAGAAGGAAATTTACACACGCCTGTAGCAGAAGTAATGAAAGCTAACGGGTACTTACCTGAGGATTATGAAATCCCTGAGGACCTAACTGACGAGCAGCTTGAAGAGGCAATCGTAGAGAATTATAAGAAAAAAGCAGAGAGTCGCATCAAAGGGGAAATGGCTCATGAAATGCAACAATATGGGGTAGACCCTAAGTTGGCGGAACTAAATAAGATTAAGTCTTATGGAGTAACGGAAGATGAGCTTAATAAACTACATAGTTATAATCAAATAGTTAATGCTGATGTAGATAAGGACTCTGAAGATTTTGAGGACTATGTTTCTTCTTTAGGAAAGGCTTACTTTAAGTCGCGGAACATAGAGGAAGACGACATTGAAGATTATGTAGAGACGGATTTAGCCAAGTACGGCTTAGAAAAACTACATAATAAGTATAAGAAATATTTTGAAAAGGAGTTTGGTTCTTTACAAGAAACTATTTCGAGTAAAGTAGAAACTGGGAAAGCTCAGCAAAAAGAGCAAGAGCGAGCCGAGCAGCAAGAACTAAAATCAAAGTTAGATAAAGGGGAGATAGATGGAAGGAAATATAGCGATGAGCAAATATCTTTCATAAAAGACGCTTTATTTAACAAGAGTGAAACCTTAAAAGACCAAAAGGGTAATTATAGAAAGGTTACACGTTTAGAGAAGTTACAACACGAACTTCAATCCAATCCTGAAAAGGAGTTACGTTTATTAGCTGACTTTTTATTAGGTTATGATTACGAAGCAAATGTACAGGAAGGGAAAATTAAAGGGAAGCGAACTTTGATTAATTCCTTAAATAAGAGTATAAAAGCAAAAAGAGTAGATACCGAAGAAACGGATGAAAAGTTCAAAGTGTTCGGTCAAAAGATTTAATTTTTTATTTAATTTAGAGAAGAGGGCGGGTATAAAAATAAAAAACGCCTATAAATATTTATTATTATGGCAACTAGACCTTTAGAAAGTAAGTTTGAAATTTACACGCAGAATGTGGATAAACATGCTGCGGTGTATAAGAAAATGGATTTAGCGGCTACCTTTCAGGTATTCCCGCAAATGCTAGATTATGAGATGTTGGAGCCTACCAGACGAAAGACTGCGGCTTATTCCAAGTCTCACATCATCGGGGAAGATGGGAGTTTAATGCGTGTATTTGAGGACCAAGCGGCTGTACAGTCTGTTAGTTCTAAGTACATCCACTGGCGACTTTACACTGAGAATGCGGATGTCCGTTCTTTTTTCAGTAAAAATTACGAACCCGATGGGGCTCAGTCAGGTATTGGCGATACTATTTTTGACATCGGGTTGGATACTGACAATTTAGGGCCTAACGATGTTTTTGTATTTGAGGATTTCCGCGATCATCCAGTTTTGGTTGTAAGTGACCCTAATCCTGATGGAGATACATTCCGATATGAGTGTCAAATCTGGTCAGCGGATATTGATTACATGGAATTGGATATGATTGGAGTAGGTACTCGAATTGTACAGATTGGTTCCATTATACCTGAGGCTACTACACGAAGAGGTAATGTAACCTTATCAGGGGGTAATTCGTTTGTAGACTTTGAGGTTCCAATGACTCGTATGGGTTGGTCCATGAAAGTTACAGATGATGCTTGGAAAGCGGCTAAAGACTTCTTGCTTACAAGCAAAGGAGATTCTGAGGTAGATAATGCACTTACTGAAGGTTTAGGTTCACCAAAAGATATTTTGCACTCGGAGCTTGATAACAAGTTCTTCCGAGCAACAAACCGTCAAATTGACATGTGGCTTACATATGGTAAGTCAGCAGACCGATTTGCATCTAGATTCTTAGATGGTTTGAACCAACGTGAAATTATGGCAGGTCCAGGACTTTATGAGTTCTTAGATTCTGCATGGAAGGAAGAGTATCCTGTTGAGAATGGCAGTTTAGATATTTTCCGTAATTTCTTGAAACGTATTTGGTTAAACAAAGTAGACGTACAAGAGCGTGTTGTACACGTACACACAGGGTCTGCTGGATTAGAACTTATCCAAAAATGGTGTCGTGCTGAGGATATTGCTCAAGTAGAGCAGCCACCTGAGCTTCACTATGGTCGACAAGATGGATTTGATGCTAATAAGAATGGAGTTGTTATTGGCAAGAAACAGTATGTAGGGTTTGAGATACAACCTTTCGGTACTGTATATTTCCACTATTTACCATTCCTTGATAATACTGCGGTAGACACGAGAACGTATAAGGGTTACCCTTATTCTTCTTACCAATTTATTATCTTTGATTTTGGTTATGGAGATATCCGAGACGGCAAAAACGTTAAAATCTTAAAAGATTCAGGGTATGATAACTTTGGTTATGGTATTGGTACATGGGGACCTTTCGGACCAGCGTTGAATGACCCTAAATCAAATAATTTTAGAACTACGTTAGGTAATGAGAATGCGTATGAGTACATACGAGAGACTTCAATGGGCTTTTTGATTGAGGATATCTCTTCTGTATTATTCATGCAACCTGCATTATCGTAACCATAAAAAGAAACAACAATATGTCTGAAATAACTACAGTTCAGGTAACTAAGTCGAATAATTTCATTAAGAGTATTGGGGACCCCAGAGTTAGGCGTGAGTTTGACGATGGGACTACCCAAATTCGTAAGTTTTCTGGAAATGTAATTCCAGGGGTGGAACAAGGAAAACGTATTCATTATGTAAAAAAAGAGGGTCGTTTTCCTATTACCCTACCTCAAGAGGAGTTAGATGAAATAGTGCAAAGTATGCACTTGTTTGATAATGAGGGTAATGCTATAACGACTGCAAATCGTAAAAACGCGGCAGACCCTTTTTTCACTCACGAAGAACTACGATTAGGATTTGAAGATGGTTTGACTTCTTACGAGAAGGAATCGCCCTTAGGTAAATTGTGGCGTAATTATATGGAAAATCATATTGATTACAAATCAAGAGTTATGGGCAATCAACCTGTTGGGTTGTTTCAAGGGCGAGCATCAATGACGTTTGTAGACAATAAGAGTTTAGAACGTGCTGAGGAAGAAGCTAATTTAGATTTATATGAAAAGGCTTCTAACTTAATGGCGAGTATGGATTTGACTACAAAAGTTCAAGCTTTACGTGCACTTGGAGTAGATGTGAGAAATTCACAAATCTCGGATAAAGGAATTGGTAGAAGTTTAACTAAAAAAGTGTTAAGGGAAGCGGAAGCTAAAAACCCAAG